CTCTACATATTGCGACAAGTCTACACTCTGATAGACAAACGAATTATTAGGGATAGGGTTTTCTTTAATACCTGCTATCCATACTTCTGTCTGCAAACCCGCCATAGCAACTCCACTAAAAAGGGACGGAGCTATGTATTGGGCTATGGTGGAAACTGCCACAATGGTAGTGGCTACCACAGGGACTGAGGCTCCCAACATGGGGGCAACAAAAAAGGAGGCAATAAGTGCCAATAATGCATTAATGAATAATGCTTTTAATGATAATCTCATACTTTTTAATTTGTTTTTAAAGGGTTATTAAATTACTATTTGGTGTAGCGTACACCCTTAGCATACTCTTTGGCTAAGCGGGCATACTCTTCGGGCTGTTCGTCCCTAAGTTGGCGGAGCTTTGCAGGGTTGTGTTTTTGCAAGTAGTCAAAACTCTCATCGGTAGTGGCTCTTGGTTTTGCTCCTGCTCCTAAAACTACCTCACGTACAGTGTTAGTCTTTCCTTGTTGTGCGTTCTCGGCTTCTTTGTCGGCTACGAGCTTAGAGAGTACTGCTTTTTGTCCATCAAAATCGGCTTCAAACTGCTTTAGCTGACTTTCTTTGAGGGCTTCTGGGATAAGTCCTAAACTAATGGCTTTATCTACTAAAGTTGTAGCTTCGGCAGTGCGAGTTTCGCTAATTGTCTTTTTCAAAGCTACTATTTCGGCATCTGCTTTTTCTTTAGCTGTTTTGAGGTTATGTAAGGCACTTAGTACTGCCTCTTCTTTCACATTGTCGCCCATACCCAAGGCAAGGGCTATCACTTTAATATCCATATTATTTGTATTATGTGTTACTATTTTCTTAAGTTGGAAAGGCTTTCCGTCTTTGGATAGCTTGAGGGCATTGTCGTTGCCCCCTATATCTACAATGGAGATTTCCACAAGTTTACAAGCGGTTACTGTTTCATATACTTGTCCTTCTAAAAGATGATGTGGATCAGCAGATACTTCTTTGATTTCGGCAAACATAGAAGCCATACGTATATAGCCACGCTCCACTTTGCCCGCTATCTTCTTAGCAAACTCGTCTTGCTCGTCAAACTCTACTTCAGCTATAAGGGTAGTCCCTTCTTTGTAGAGCTTTGTACAACGCCCAATGACTTCACTACCCTTGTTACCATATCCATCTCGCTCGTGCATAAATAGTACCACGGGGTTGCGCATGTATTGTTGGTAGTCAATACCTTCTGTAAGGATACGGTATCCATAGCTATTTACATTCTCGGTATTGATGATAAATTGGTGCTTCATTGGCTTCCTATTTTGGGTTAATTTCTCAATTCGGGTGCAAAGGTATTGCAGGTTTTACGGCGGGGAAAATCGGCGTACAAACCTTGTACTAATTCTGTACAACCATTGTACAGATTTTGTACAAGGCTTGTATAAGAATTTCGTTACCTCCCTTAATCCTACGAACTTTGCAACGAAAAAACAAAGAAGTATAATGGAATTTGACCTCAAAGAACTCACTGCACGAGCATTTTTAGACTATGTAGGACCAGCCTTCCCCTCGTGGTGGGCTAATAACAAAACAAAATATGTACTACCAAGCCTCTCGAATATTAGTGAGGCACGTAGCAATGGTAGTCAGTATTTTATGACACTTAATGTAGCCGATAAAGCAGGCGTGCAAACGCTGTTTCCTAACGAACCTTTAGTGAGCTTTTCACTCACTAAAACCATTGTAGAGACGGCAACAGTAGGCAGACACCGCAGGGGTAAGGTAAAAGAGTACATCGCTACTGAAGACTGGCAGATTACCATTAAGGGGCTTTGCATAGACCCAAACAACCCCGACTTGTACCCTACTGCACAAGTACAAAGCCTTAACCGCTTGTTTGAAAAGAACGAAAGTCTGGAGGTCATAGGTAACAAACTCTTTACCCTCTTTGATATTCGTAACATCGTGCTAAAAGATATTAGTTTCGAGGCTATGGAGGGCAAGGAGGGCATACAGAAGTACACCATCAAAGCCGTGTCGGATATGGACTTCTATGCCGAATTAGACGAAAAACGAACCCAACTTAACAACTTATACTAATGTTCGTATTACAGGCAATTATAAAGATAGGTGACTATACTTTTAAGGCAGTACATAGCGTGAAGATCACCAAATCGGTAGACGAGTTAGCCGATACCTGTACGATTGAACTTCCTACCCACTTTAAAGTAGCCAAAGGAGGTGATAGGCTCTACACGGAAAAAGCTATCAAAGCAGGCGATAAGGTGAGCGTTACCCTTGCTTATGAGGGTGTATATAGCGGAGTAGAGTTTGAAGGCTATGTAAAGAAAGTCAAGCCAAACATTCCCGTAAGCATAGAGTGTGAAGACGCTATGTATTTGCTCAGACGAAAAAACATCAACAAATCGTGGCAAAAAACAACTCTTAAAGAAGTATTGCAGGAGGTAGTGAAAGATACTCCTATTGCCTTGGCTGATAATATACCACAAATGCAGTTAGACCAATGGCTTATTCGCAATGCCAATGGTACACAGGTGTTGGATAAGCTCAAAGAGGAATTTAGGCTAAGTATCTTTATTAATGATGAGGGCAAGCTATATGCAGGGCTTTCGGAGCTTACTAATATAGGGCAAACCGCACGCTATGACCTCAATTATAACATTGTGGCGAACGATTTGGAATATCGTACCAAGGACGAACGTAGGCTAAAAGTACAATATACCTACATTGACAAAAACAATAAAAAGAAAACTGTAGAGGAGGGTGATCCCGATGGCGAGCTAAGAACCTTTCACACCTCTGTGGTAAGTGATGAGGCTAAATTACGGGCTATGGCACGGGCAGAAATGGAAAAACTAAAGTATGACGGCTTTGACGGCTCTATAACGAGCTTCTTAGTCCCTTTTGCTACACGTGGTATGCAGGCACATATTATTGATAAAGAACTGAAAGAGATAGATGAACGCTACTTCATTAAGAAGGTAGAAACTACCTTTGGTCGCAATGGGGCACGCCGACAAATAACCATAGGAGCAAGATTATGAGTATAGATAGAGAATTAGCCGAGGGGCTTCGTAAGTTAGGCAAACGCAAAACCCCTACCATAGCCGTAGAAGTAGTATCAGTAGACAAAGCGCAAGGCACATGTGAGGTGAAAGACGATGAACTACAATATACTGTGCGTTTAGCTTCGGTGATTAATGATAACACCGAGCGTTTTTACCTCTTCCCAAAGGTAGGGAGTAGTGTGTTGATTGCTTCGATAGGGGAAGACGAAAACCGCTATTATGTGGTAGCTTATAGTGAGATTGAGAGCGTGAGCCTACGAATAGAAGACACTCAGCTTACCATAGACAAAGCGGGGATACACCTACAACGGGGTGAAGTAGATTTTAAAAGCCTTTTAAACGAGCTTTTAAATGAGCTTAAAACAGCTATCATACAAACCCCTGCAGGAGTTGGGAATTTTGCCCCTAACAACGTGGCAAAGTTTGACGAGATTAATAACAAGATAAATGAATTACTACAATAGATATGGCACGATTGACAGCCGTAGAGGCAGATTATAAAAGGTCGCAAGGTAAAGAACTTTTTACTAAGGGTTTTAGCATTGCCAATATATCGGAAATGATAGGCATAGGTATTAAGACACTTGGCAAGTGGAGAGAGGAGGGCAAATGGGACGATGAGAAAGAACTACAAACACTCAGACCTTCCAATATTCGCAAACTCACCCTCAAGTGTGCGCAGGCTATTGAGCGGGGTGAACCCTTGCCCTATAAGGCGGACGATATTACTAAAATTGTTGCCGCCTTTGACCGTATTACTGACCATAATAAAATAGCAGTATATACGATGGAGAGCCTTGACGGCTTCTCTAATTTTATCTTAGAGAAAGCAGGGCAAAGCACGGGCAAAAAGCGTGAAGCCTATATGAACACAATCAAAGAGATACGCCCTTACTTTGATATGTATATAACCGAATTATTACAGAAAGGAGATGACTAAAACAGAACTCAAAGAAGCCAAAGAGCGCTATTTTGCAAAGTCGAAAATGATACGAGAGCTTACCTATGAGGCTATACAGAAGGAAACAGCGGATGAGCAAGAAGCACGTATCAAGCGACTTTTAAAACCCGAAAACTATGGTGAGTTTTTCGATTACTATTTCGGGCTTGACAGTGGGTTACCCTTGGGCGATGCCAAGACACCTAAGTTTCATATTGACGACTATATTCGTTTGTACAAGGACCCGTTTATACGCCAATTCAGAAAGAAATTTAGGGGTGCAGGTAAGTCCATACAGTCCAATGTGGGCAATATATGCCATCTCAAACAGAACAACCTTACCTTCTTTCCTATCCTTATAGGGGCTAACGAGGGCTTGGCTAAAATACTACTGTCCGACTTACAAGCACACTTGGAGAACAATCAAAAGTTTATCAAGGACTTTGGCTTGCAACTCTCTTATGGGGATTGGTCGGATGGTGATTTTCAGACTACAGACGGCAAGCACTTCAAAGCCTTGGGGCTTAACCAACCTTTCAGAGGGTTACGTTTTGGTATGTATCGCCCTGACTTGGCTATTTTGGATGATATAGAGGACTTAGACCGTGCCAAACGCCCCGATATGATAGAGAAGTATGGCAAAAAAATAACGGGCGACTTGGTGAAGGCTTTTCACCGCAAGCGAGGAAGGCTCATCATCAATAACAACTATATCGTCAAAGACGGCATATTGGACTATCTCTATGACAAGTGGAAAGATAGCCCACACCTGCACGACTCGGTTACGAATCTTGCTACTGTGAATATCACCCGAGAGAACTATATGGATGTAGAGTGGGAACCCTCATGGAAAGAACGCGATACTAAGGAGGATATTATTCGTATCCTAATGAATGATGACTACTATACCTCACAGCGGGAGGATTTCAACAATCCTATTGAGGAGGGCAAACTCTTTAAGGCGAAAGATATTGCCTTGGTACACATAGCAAATAATGAGGCTTGGGACGGATTGCTTGACCATTGGGACTTATCTTACACCGCTACGGGCGACTATAAAGCGGGGGTACTCATTGGTATCAAAGGTATTAAGCTGTACGTGTTGGAAGTCTTCTGCCAAAGGTGTGAACTTAATGCAGCTATGGAAGTACGTGCCCAGTGGGTAAAGAAGTACCTCAAAAAAGGCTATAACACTATGGGATTCTTTGATGCTACTATGGCGCAGAAAGCCGTCTATACCCCTATTATTATGCAGAGTGCCGAGGACAATGCTTGCCCTAATATCCCTATTGGTTTGCACCAAGAGGGTGATAAGCACAATCGCATTTCAGCAGGTATTACCAATGCGCTCTTTCGCAAAATATTGTACTGGGACGAGAGTCTTCCCAAGCGTTCAGAACGTGACTACAACGCTTTTATTAAGCAGGTGCTTTCCTTTGAAAAAGGCACTACCTCACACGATGACGCCCCCGATACCTTAGAGCGTGCCATTACCCTTGCCCAACAGTATTTTGGCTATTCCGAAAACCCTTTACAAAGCGGGCGACCTTTTATTGCTAAGCACAAAAGGCGTAACGTATAACCTTATTATTCTCTAAAATTATACACTGATGACCCCAAGAAAAGAACTATTTGTAAAAGTAAAACAAGCCCTTACTACCATTGAAGGTATTGAATTGATAGACCTGCAACGTGGTCAGTTTGATAACCCCGAAAACGGCTATCCCGAAATATGGACGGCTGCACTCATTCAGGTAATGCCTATCACATACGAGACGATGACCCAACACGTGCAAGAGGGCGAGTGTGAGTTTCATATAGACTTCTATTGCAAAGACGGCTGGACAGACCAACACTTAGGCACTGCCGACCCAGAAGAGGGACTTATGGAACTGGATATATTGGACAAAATCACTGATACGATACAATTCCTACAAGGCGAGCAGTTCAAACCCGTACAGCAGGTGCGAGAGGAGGAATTGCGCTTAAGTGATGATGGCATTATGAGCTATCGCATAACCTTTACCACTCATATTTATAGGCGCACACCCTACCCCTATACGGGTAGAAGATTGCAAATCGCAAGTCATTAATCATTAACAACTAATCATTAGTAATGTGTATTTAACCAAAGAAGAACTCAAAACCGTAGCCACCAAAGAGGTAATAGACCTTATCACCCAAGGCGACGAGCAGATAGTAACAGAAATCATTGCCGAAAGCATAGACCTAATAGCTTCTTACTTGTACAAGTATTACGATACCGAAGCTATCTTTGCCAAAGAGGGAGATGAGCGCAGCAAGATACTACTGAAGTACCTCAAGGATATTGTTATCCATGAAATCTATATAAGACGAACTAAAACCCTCAACCAAGTGGCAAAGCTTAGGTATGACGAGGCTATGTTATGGCTTGAAAAAATAGCCAAAGGAGAAATAGAAGTCTCCCTACCCAAGCGCCTAAGAGACACCGATGGCGACGGCACCCCCGATACACCCACCCATTTTATGAAGCTCGGAGGGCGAAAAACCTATAAAAATCATTGGTGATTATGTCTAACAACAACTTTACAGAACTCCGCCGAAACCTCGAAGTCCTCGCACGATTAGTGAAAGAGGATATCCCTATTGTACTTAAAACAGAGGGACTCAAGTTTATTCAAAAGAACTTCCAAGATGAGGGGTTTAATGATGAGGGCTTACAGAAGTGGCAACCTCGCAAAACTACGGATACACGAGGGCGAGACCTTACTCGTTACCGCTCGGATAGGGTAGGCAAAAAGGGTACCCTTACCCCCTTTGGCAAGCGTAACCAGGGGCGAGCTATCCTTACAGGATACAACTCTGGAGGCAACAAGTTACGACACTCATTTATGGCACGTGTAGAGAAAATGCAGGTTACCTTCTACACTCATAAGGAGTATGCCTTAAGACACAACGAGGGCTTAAAAGGTATGCCTAAGCGCCAATTTATAGGCGACTCCAAAACCTTATTCAACAATGTCAAAAAGGAAATAGACCGTTTATTCAATCAATTAAAATAATGGCAAAGCAACCCCATAAACAACGTATAGAAAAGAGTGTTACCCTTAGTGGTAATGTACTTAATAAAAAGGTACATTTGGGCAAAAATACTGCTCAAAACATTCAGCAAGTAACCAATCTAATGGTGGACATCATCAAAAGACAACGTAGGCTATGGCGTACTGAACTCAACCATTGGCACTCGGCACGTTATGCCCGTTATAGTGTGGACTACCCACGTACTTACCCATTGGAGGAGGTATACCAGGATGTACTCCTTGATGGACACCTAACAGGGATCACCGAAAACCGTACCCTACGAACTACCAATAAGGACTACATTATCGCTGTCGATGAAATTAAGGACGATACCCTAACCGAGTATATCAAGGATAAACAATGGTTTGAGGACGTGATCGAGTTCGCTCATCAAAGCATCTATCATGGGCATTCACCTATATGGCTCAAAGAGGTAACCAAGGGTGAAATCAAAGCGGTAGAGCTTATTGATAGAGGCTTGGTAATTCCCGAAAAGCACGTACTGCTCAAAGACTACGATGCAACCACTGGCATAGACCTACGAGATGTGCAAGAGGTAGTATTAGTAGCACAATTCTACAAGCATTCGGGGTTGCTCGAAAAGGCTACTCCTTATGCAATACTCAAGCGCCATTCGTGGGGTTCGTGGGACGAGTTCGAGGAACTCTTTGGTATACCTATACGTATAGCTAAAATCGCCTCACAAAGTGATAGTGTGAAAGAGGAAGTTGCCCAGTGGTTGGAGGAAATGGGTTCAGCTTCGTATGGCGTTTTTCCTATTGGTACAGAAGTAGATATTAAGGAGAACAGCAAAGCCGATGCCTTCCAAGTGTTTTACCGTAAGATTGAAGCCTTAGACAAGGAGTTATCAAAACTCGTACTTCACCAAACAATGACTACCGAAAACGGCAGTAGCAAGGCACAAGGCACAGTACACGAGAACACTTTGGAGGAGGTTGTCTATGCCGACGAAAAGAAGATGTTGGCTTTCCTCAATAACCAACTTTTGCCCGCTATGCGTGTCATTGGTTATCCTATCCCTGACAGTGCCAAAATAGCAGTAGAGAAAACCACAGACCCTAACAAGCAAATCACTATAGACGGGGTACTCTTAGGGCGTGGCTATATCCTTACCCAAGACTATATAGAGCGTACCTATGGGGTGGAAATAGAAAGTATGCCTACCTCTACCTTTGGAGGAAGTAGCGAGGGTGAGTCAAAAAAAGCCTAAGCCTACTCAAGTTACACTATCACACCCATTGTTGCCCCGATCATGAGCCTATAAAGCTCAGCAAGGAAGACAATGACTTGAGTAGGCTTATTGAGGAGTATATTCGTATGGTTTTCCAAGAAAGAGGTGTTAGCGAACCCCTATCGGAAAAGCTATGGAGGTATTATTATAAGCACCTCTCTAAAGCGGTAGAAGTAGGCTATAGCCCCAACATAGAACAAACAAACCCCGATTTGGTTAGTAGCCTCAAGCACAATATAGCTACCTTCTCAGCTTTCAAAGAAACGAGCTTCAAGCAGCAGATAGAGCAGGCCCTTACCAAAGATGGGCGTGTACTCCCTTGGAATGAATTTAAGAAGGAAGCTGAAAAGCTCGACACGCTCTACAACAAGCGTTGGCTACAAACCGAGTACAACCAAACAGTAGCCAATGCCTTATCAGCACAAAAGTACGAGGAGTATATAGCCAACAAACGCATATACCCTAACCTTACTTATCACGCGGTGCACGATGAGCGAACTCGTGAAACACACCGTGCCTGGGACGGGCTTAGGCTACCTGTGGAGCATGCTTTTTGGCAAACACACCTACCTCCTAATGATTGGGGTTGTCGTTGCTATGTAGAGCCTACTGCTGGTCCAGTAACAGAAGGAGTACGTACAGAAGAGGTTCCTATAAAAGAAGCCTTTGCTAATAACCCTGCTCTTTCGGGGGAGATATTTCCTATAATACCCTATGCCAAAGGAATGAGCGAAAAAGTCGTTAAGGAAGTAGAAAAGCAGGTGGAAAAACGATTGGAAAAGCTCGGAGAAAACTATATTGAGAAGGTGATAAAAGAATACCCTAATGGAGGAAAGATTATTATTTCTAATCTTGTAAATACAGAGGGTTCGGACTATGAGCGTGTATATAACTGTTGTGACTTTTTCGCTAAGCAGGGAAAAGAAACAACCATACTACCAAGGTTTAATTCACCCCTACGAAATGAGCTCTATCAGCAACTTTATGCCGATTTGCAAGGAACTCCTTATTGGGGTAAATGTCCCGACTTTAAAGTAGGGAATAAGTTCTATGAGCATGAAGGATTTTTAGGAGACGCAAATACGCTTTCCTTTAAAGAAGCTTTTAAAAAGGCTACCCATATGTTAGGTAAAGGTATAAAACAGTCTGATAAGGTAATTATAGATTATACCCCTTGTGATTATAATTCTGTTATACGAACAATCGAAGAGCGCATAAAGTCTGGGCAAATGATTAGTGAAGTGTGGGTGTTGCGGAATGGCTCTTTAGAGCGTATTTTTTAAAAACACTAAGGGACAATCACTATAAGAAATGATTGTCCCAAAGGTATCGCAAATCCGCAGAATTGCACTGCAAAAGTACAACTTTATTTTAAACTACCAAAACTTTTTCAATTATTTTTCTGCATAGATACCCTCATAGAAGACTATCGCCTCCACTGTACGAGGGGAAAGATACATCTGCGCAGCTACTTCTGCTATAATAGCTTCCGCTCTCCATTGGGGGTGACGACCACTAAGGCTCTCAAAGAGTTTTCGCACGCACTCATTACGCTGTTTTAGTCGTTCTTTTCGCTGTATTGTATAGGTCTTCATAATAATGTTTTTCCTGTGCAAAATTAAAAAAACACCCGCTTATTTCCAAATTGGATTTTAGCGGGTGTTCATCAAAATATAAAAATGACACAAATCAAAACTTTCTTATCTTCTTATACCAGCGAGTCATCTCATCATCATAGCTTTCTGTGCGATTTTCTTGATAACGGAATCTCTCATGATCTTGTTGGCTCTCACTTGTTACTACCTCAGTACGCTCCTGCTCATATTTACGAAAAATACTCATCAGCTTAGGCATACTGATCCGTTCATACAATTCTCCAAACTCACCAGATACAATCCTCTTGAAGATAAGAGAGAGTTCTGAGAGCTTCAGAAACGAATAATCTGTGATGATTTGCTCCGTACATAAGGTTATTTGCGCTTCTGACAGTGGATTTTTTAGGTTTAACAACTCGTTTAGTTCTATGAGCCATAGGGCAATATAACTCCTTAAAAACACCTGTCCTTTATCTTTTTTTATCTGTGTCAGGCTTACAGTATTACGGCTTAGGGCATCACTTACCCCCTTGATTGTTACGCTGTGCATAAGACAGTTATTCGGCGAATAAACCCTCAAAAACTCTTCGTTTGAAATCGTTGCTAACGCTTGATTTTGCCTTACTATTACCTCGTTTTGCATTTTGCAGAATCTTATTAAGTTGGGAATTTATATACTTTAAATCGGTATTCCTTTGGTGGAACTCGTCTAACTTTTGCCAGTTCTGTAGCAGGTACTGCCAAGTGGTGAGGGCTTCTGTCTCATCGGCTGAATTATTCGTAAGGTAGGTGATGATTTGCTTGAGGGCTTTTCCGTCTACTCCAGTGAATTTGGGAGCAAATCCAAATAATCTGTTATAGAAAGCAAACCATTCGTCTAAGAACAAAGCATATAAGCTCGGAGGGTTCGCCGCTTCCTCTCGGTAGGTTACCCTATCTCCCCAACTGCCTTGCCACTCATCTATAAGACTTTCTAATGGCGGAATAAGCAGGCCTATTTGTTTGAGGTACTCGCCCTCCAAAGTGCCTTTTTTTACCTCTAACTTAGAGAATTTGCCACCTTTATAGGTCAGTTTCACGACTACTGCACAACTGCGTATGGTTACTATATAGGTCATTTTTAATTTGTTTAGTAGGTATCTATCATTCTTAATATAAGTTTTTCGCGGGCTTCCTCATAGGTTTTACAATTGATGTGGATGCTTGTTAAAAAGAATTTTGGATTATAAAAATATGCCTCAATATCAATAGTAGACTCTATTACACAGAGAATGTACCCCTTTTCTCTGAACCAAGCGAGGGCTTGTTCCCAAGTGGGTATAGATAATTTATCTATATAGTCATTATGGTTATCCTTTTCAAAGTCAAACTCTAATTCCCTTATGTCGAAATCCCCATATAGGTGTAAAGGTAAGGAAAATTCACAGGGCATATCAAAGCCTATTCTTTTAAGTTTCTTAGCGATTCCTACAGGAACCAACCAACTTGGATATTGTTCTATTTTCATATCTATACTTCTACTTTTGTTTTAGTGAGTTTTTTTCCACAATCTTGGCAAAACACAGCCGTAATCGCTACGGTACAATGCCCTCCTATCGTGCGCAACACTTGGTGCTTGTGGGGGCATTTGTCACTGGTCACTTGTCTTTTGTCGCTTCTTCTTTTCATATCGTTTCTCAATTATTTTTTCTAACGCTCCTATTACCTTACTGACTTCCTTAGTAGTCATTTCCATTAATGGCTTTTGTACAGGGCACCTCTTTGAGAGCAACCACTTACCCAATCTTCCAAGGTCCGGAATCTTAGGATTATCCTCTCGTACCCAACCCAATTCGTGACATTTTGCCAATAGGCTAAGGTGTTGTGCGTTATGGCTATCAAAATACGCCTCCCTAGCGTAATTATACTCCAGCCAATCTAATAGCCCAAAGAAATCTCCTTCAGTTAGTTCCTTACTAGAGCTTAACTCTCTTTGAGCGGAATCTGATAAGAATGCTATCCGTTCCTCTCTGTCATTGAACCTCTTTCCTAAGAGGTTTTGTAGAATTTTTATTTGTCGTGTGCTAATCATTTTAAACCGTTTTTTATATCAATTAGGTGTGCTTCCCTTAAGTGTAGACTTCCTGCTTCAAATCCTTCTAAGTAAAGACTATAATTCGTATATCTTATAAAATAAATCTGTAAAGGAGCGCAGCGACTATACTTTTTATTTATTTCCTCAGCTTTTTCGAATATATATACTTTCAAATCTTCTATTTTATCTACCTCATAAAGCGACATGTCCATACTTTTTAGAAAGGTTAAAAACTCTTCTTGTAATTTATTTTTAGGTTTACTATTATTCGTACAGAGACAATAGTAATGTGTTGGTTTTTCTTTCATTTTAAATCGTTTTTAAAGGTTATTTAAAAGAAGCTCCTCCGCCTTAAGGGGTCTCATAAAAGCGTCCTTCTATTATTGGCGACATGTTAAGGGCAGAGGAGCATTTTCGACTGCCTAAATAGCCGAAAACTGCAAGAGTATATTCTGCCATTTCCCATGCTTGTCCTTTTCATAGAAGCGGATATAATCCTTGGAGTGGTTATACTGATAACTCTCACGGAATAGCTCACATGCCTTGGAGAAATTCGGGTCGGCAAACTTGCTCTCGTACTTATAGAGCTTCTGAATATTATCGGGGTCAAGTTCGCCCTTCTTACGCTCTAATAGCGAGAGGATAAACTCCTTAGTACCCTCATCGCCTGAGTAGCGGCTCTCTATAAAGTCAAAGATATACTTCTCCGCCTCGGTGGCACGCTCATCATAGGAACCTTTACCCTGCTTGCTGTAATCCACCTTGAAGTTCTCAAACTCCACACTAAAGTTTCCTTTTCCTCCTGCACGCCGTCCGCTATACTCTTTTAACAATTCATGTAGGGTGTCCATCGTCTCAAACGAATGTTCTTTGAACTCTGTAAGCCGCTCATTGATGTCCTTGGCTACAGTGATAAGCCCTATTATGGCATCAGCTTTCATTTGCTCATAGGCTTTTTTTCTTTCCTCTCTTTCCTTGGCGTCTAATTCTTTCGCCTGTTCTATAAGTGCTGCACGCTCCTCTGCACTTAGTTGTGATAAATCTACACTCATTTTATTATCTTTTTTAATTGTTATTACTCTTCAAATTCAACCTTATAAGACAAACTACAAGAATCATATTCATTAATGTATTTTGTCAGAAATTCAAAAGCTTCTTTATACTCCTCTGACTTATTATCTTCAATAGGTAATCTATATTTCGCCATTTTATCTAATTGTTCAAAAACCATGTCAGATACTATTGCACTCCTAAGCACTACTTTATAGTTTACTGTTACGTCTAAATCCCTAATAACTTTCATTTTATTGTCTTTTTTTAAAATTATCGTTCTACTTTTGCCTTATATAGCTCGTTGGTCTCTATCGGTTCCCACCCTTTTTTGTCTTCGTTGTACCACATCAGCACTCTGTCCTGATCGTATCTAAGGTAAGGAGACTCCCAGTTATTTTCTCGTATCCATTCGTAGATGGTCAGTACCACTATTGGTACACTTGTCCTGTATCCGGCGTGATACTGGTGTATCATCATCCGCTCTTGTGCTGTTAAGGCCTGTAGGAAGTTATCCAGCCTTAGTACGTCCATATATAGTTGTTTCATTGTGCTATTATTTTTCGTTTTTCACTCTTGATTATCTGTGGAGGCTCTCCACTTTTATCTATCATTTTCAGTAATATCTTGGGGTAAATGTGATAAATATTCTCCATTTGTAAGTGTATCATTAGCTCTACATCCTCTCGGTCAAATACCCCTTCTCTGAGAGCCTTTCCGTAGTACTTGGCTATCTCACCCTCTACATAGACCTCCCACTGCTGGGCAAACCAATTCAGTAAATGGTCATTCTTTGCTAATATCCTTGGATCCACTAAAGTTTTCCTCTGTTTATGCACCTGTTCACACCATTTTTCAAAGTACATCCCTTGTAGTTGTTCGTATGCCCAATACTTACAGTCTAAGTAATAAAGTAGGCACTCTCTAAATGTCTTTTGCTTTTCTATAGTTTCCATATTTTATTATCTATTATCTAATCATTTTTAACTCTCTTTCCCCTGCTTTGCTTTCGGAGATGATGTAGGGTTCTAGCTCATTCCCTCCTGTACGGGTTTTGTCTATATAAGCCTTGAAGTCCTTCACTAATACTCTATTCTGACAAAACCAATAAAACTCCTCCGCTACGGCTCCTTTGGGCATTCCCTTACTCATTTGTGAGATTCCAATAAATAGGGTTTGAGGAAATTGCAGGATAAGATCATGATAAGCTGTTGCTTTCTGCCCTCTAAAACAAGCCTGCACGCTGTCGATAAATACTATCTTAGGTTGCTGTGGGCGACTAAGGCGTTGTATAAGCTTGTCCAAAGGCTCTCCACACACCAAATATCTATTTTTGTACTGTTTAAGCCCTGTACGCTCCAAGTTAGTAAGTAGCGAAAGGCTCCCACACTCCTCCAAGGAATTGTATAATACCTTTTCTCCCTGGCATAGCTCTCGCATCAATTGCAGTGCGTAGGTTGTCTTTCCGTGTCCCGAATCTCCATAGATAAGGATACTTCCCGCTCGCTCTATCTCTCCTAAGTGGGTATGCCAAGGTTCCGATAGGGGCAAAGTCTTATATTTCTTTCTCGCCAAGTCCTCATAGGTGTAAGCCCTTGGTATCGTTACTTTGTTATCTATCATTAGTTATTAGTTATTAATTGCCTGTGCGGCTCGCACTTTTTCTATTTCAGTACGTACTTTCCTAAGGCTTCCCTTGGTACGAGCAAAGAGTTGTTCGGGGGTAAAGGTAGAGCCGTTTGCAGCGCCTATCTGGGCTATTTGTCCCAAGAGGAAAGCCGTAATTGCTTCGTTGTCTTGGGCAGGACTTACACGGCTATATTTCGAGCCGTAGCGGTCAAATATCTCTGCATACCCTACTTTTTTGATGTCCTTGTTGCGGTCTATTTTTGCCTGCAAGCCGTCAGCACCCATCATATACCAACCGCAAGCGTACTCGGTAGCATTCCATAGGCTCTTGAGTTCAAGGAAGGCGTGGTACTCCAAGTCTCCCGCCTCGTCCAAGATGATAAGTGGGTTTTCCAATTGTTTTACATAGAATACCAAGTCCTCATATACATCGGCATAACGCCCTGTATGGGCAATACCGAACTCTTGGGCGATCTTGCGAATGAGCTTCTGTTTGGTCTTCACCTGCGAGCAGTCTATATACACTGCATTTTTGTTCTTACTGACATATACTTTGGCAGTATGTGTCTTGCCAATTCCTGCCCTATCACATAGGATAGCCGAAATGGAACGCGCTTGGCAGGTCGAAAGTTGTAGGTAGATGTATTGGAAGGTCTCTGTTTCCACCGTTACCCAAGGGCGTTCGTCCTTGAGTTGTACTTGAAGCCTGCGGGCTATGCTGACCCAATTGGCATCGCTAAGTACGCCCTCCAATTCGCCTTTCTTGATACGACTGTACTGCGCTGTGTTAATTCCCAAGCTCTGTGCGTGCTTGCTGTCGGATTGGTAATTCTTTCTGTTTTCGGCAATCGCCAAAATGATTTTTTCTTTTAATGCTGTTGTGATCATAGGTCTAATAAGGCTTTATTTATCATTTCTGTTTTAGTTTTCTGATAGGCTTTGTAGTTAGTAGTTTTCTGCTCCTCATAGGCTACTACAGGGGCAGAAGCGGCTACTTTTTGTGTCTTTTTCTCCACCGAAAGTGTGCCTATCTTAGATAGCTTTTCAGTGGTGATAGCTTTGGTATATTGGTCAAACTGCTTGATATAATGCATTTGCTCTTGGTATATCTCCTTATCGGCTTCTGTCCATTCGGCATTGGCACGATTAAAGGATTTAAGGCGCTTACACTCGCAGAGGAATTGGTTTTCTTGATACAAATACACCTCCTCTACACCCTCCTCATTGGGTAAGTAATAGGCCTGCACCTCGTAGGAGGAAAGCAGGGAAATAACTTGTGGGTTGGGCAATTGGTACTTTTGATATTGCACCGTTACATATTGGTTCCTGCGTATGGTAGTAGGTACACATCTGCCTATATATTGCGCTAAGAGGGCTCGGTTGAGTTTCGGTAGGTTCGGATTAACATTTTCTAAAAATACCTGTAAACGTGTCTTTCCAGGGAAGCGCTCTTGGTCGGGATGTAGCTGATTGTTATAGAGGGTTTGCTCTTCCATTTCTGAGGCTACTATCTCTTCGTAGGTAGCCTTAGCCTCCTTGTAGTTATCGTTGAACTCGTCAAATATCTTTGGGGTAGTCACGCGGTTGCTGTCCAATTTTGCATAGTGTCGCCCTACATTTTGGTGTCTGTCTTTCTCTATCCCATACTTCTTACCTCGTATCATGGTCTCGGCATACTTCTCTTGCGAATTGGTAGGATTACAGAATCTCACGAATGGGAAAATGTTATTAGCTTTGAGTAAGCCCTCCACATGTTCGCCCGTAAGGTGTCGCTCTACTTCTATCTGCATTGGGGTGCCTAAGCCATATTGAGCCGTAAAGCGAAACATAGAGCGGAAGCAGTCCAAAAATAGTTCGTTGTCCTTCTTTCTGCTATGGGCTATACCAATCAATGCGGTACTCATCACATCATAAGCATAGTAGGCCATTACTTTATCTCCATTAGGTAATTTGGTATGCATTAGGTCGCGGTCATCCAAGGTGATTTTACTCATAGAGTAAAGCGGTGCATGGCGATTAACGTGTGGGCGTTCCTTGTGGCTAAAGTCATATTCTCCATTGCGAGCTTTTTTGATAATCAACTGATTTTCGGGTTTGTTCAGCCATAGCTTTACGGTACTTTCAGAGACTTCTAAGATATTTCCGTGCTCGTCGCAAAAGTCCTGCTCCACATTGAATAGTTCACCAGTGGCTTTGTCAAAGATTTCTATCTCACCATAAAGGAACTGCCTATAAATATCATACACCGAACTCATATAGGGTTTGTTAGGCATACAGCAAATGGATATAAAAAGCCTCTCCATTACTTCCGTTACTACCTTGGCATTGTCCGATCCCTCGCCTTTGTGTATAAAAGCATAGTAGCCCTCACTGAGATACTGGTTATATTTTCGTTGCAGGCTTCTTGGGTTATTCGGTAGGTCAAAGTGCCAACGTTCGGGGTTTAGCGTATTGACAGCCTCGCTAATGTTTTTCCATATCTCCACCTTTTTCCCTTTGTAGAGAGGGTTTTTGATACGCCCTTTAAAGAGGCTTTCAATAGCGTTTAAAATCATAGCTGAAGTAGCCTTTTCTCGTTGCTCTTCTATCTTTAGGGGTTTCCCATTGGGCTTGCGGTGACTTGAAAAGAAGTTAATAGCTTCCAAGTCGGGCACCAAGAGAGGTTCGAGGTCATTTTGCAAGATCTTACTATCTTCGGGCCTGCCCAACATTCTAACGCAAAACTCCTTGATATTAACCCCTTTCACCACAGGCAATTCGTGGAAGGAAACCCACGCTTCATTACCTAATCCTTTCCCTGGTTGGGTATTGATGAGCTTACCACGATTACATAACTTCTTGTAATAGTCATAGCTCATCAGTCCCCAATCATCGTATAGGAGCCGTGCAGGTATGGATAATATATTTTCTTTGTATGCGTACATTTGTGTATTTTTTTGGCTTTTGCCTTGCTTCCCAAGGTGATTTTGCTTCACCAGCGGTTGCTGACAGTCGTACTGACTTGGGGAAAAACAACAATAAAATCAAAATATAAAAAACGTGATGTGGTGTTATTCGCGGTACTTCACTGGCTTGCGGCACTCTATTTTTTCTCTTTTACGACGATACCTAAGAAGGTAATCCGTATTTCTCTGCCAATGATAAGTTAAATGGTTTTTTCTTTGATTTAAAATTGAGTTTAATTTTTTTAATTTCAAAGGTTTTCATACCTTCATCGCTGTAAAAGGTAATATGAAAACAACTGCCGTAGGCATCTCTAATCATTTGCTTTACTTCGGGGTGGTTGAAAGCCTCTTGATAGCTTTCTACCTCAATACTGGGCACTACTCCTGCAAGGGTGTAGGTGCTTTTTCCTTCACGCACGCGCCGTAAGTGTACTTCTAATTTCATTTTAAACGGGTTTTAAAAGGTTTTTAAATGCTTCCCAAGGCGGTTGCGAACCGCTGCAAACTTTCTCGCTGTTGGTCGTACCAACCTTGGGAAATAATTACTAACTTTGTGGTGTCTAATTTTAATTTTAGTAATTATGATAAATAATATTGTAAAAGACCGTGTTCTTACTGCTTTATGTAACTTGCAGTGTTTTGAGTCTATGATGTTCATTGATTTAAAAGAACTTCTTTCTGAAACAGAAACAACTTTTGATGAGTTGCAGGCTATTTTAATGCAATTCCAACGTTTAGGACTGATTTCTGACCTTAATATGCGCAGGAATTCTCCTCAAATTTATTTTGTACTCTATTTAGAAGCCCTTGAGTTTAGCGATAAAGGAGGGTTTCAAATGCAAGACGAGATGCTGAAACTTACACTTGAGAAGCTGAAACTTGAGGTTGAGCAACTCTCAAAGGACTTCCCCGAAAAGGCTCTTACCTTCTCAAGCATTTTATCTAACATTTCGACTGTCTTAGGTTTCTTTATTTCCAAGTAATAAGTCTAATGCTTTTTTAAGGGGGGAGGTGTTATAGTATTCTATATCATAGTTACAGAACAAACGTAACTCTCCTCCATACCTTATCTCTATTCTTATATACCGAACCGGTCCTGATTTTCCCCCTTTCTCTTCATATAAGTAGATTTTCCTAATCGAAATATCTTCGGGTGTACTTTCTGTTAATTGGCTTATATCCATAACATCTTTACATTAGTTCTGTTCTCAATTCTCTCTTGACTACTATCCCGAAGAGGGTTTCTTTTGTCTCTATCACTTGATGACTCCAATCTCTATTAATATGGTGTATCACCTGCTTTTTTATCCATTTTTGTAATAACTTTTTCATATTCTTTTTTTTGATTAATCTTCTAATTCGTCCTCGCTTACAGGAATTAAGCAGTCTATATCATATAGGGCGGAAAACCTTGCCCCCATATCTCCTTCAAACGCTACTCTTACTACGGTAGTCATTTCGTCTTCGGGATAAATCCCTATCACTGTACCGATTTTTCCTTGTTGCTTTGCGGGGTCTGTAGTGTATCGGCTTATCTTTACTTTATCTCCTATTTTCATTTTGCTATTGTTTAGGTTGATTTAATTTCTCTTGTTCCGCCTCTACTTCTGCAATTATTTCAAAAATTGTCATCTGATGTACTTGGGGTAACCCTTTTACTTCCTTTAGTTTGTGATAAGTACTACGAAATTCTAAAAGTTGCTCGGCAAAAGCCTTGTTAATGTACCATTTGTTATTGCTTGCTTTAAAAAAGTGCTGTGGATACTTCCTAATACGCCTATAAAAAGAACTACTATTAAGAGAATAGGCGTTAAAATACAACCATTCTATATAAGGCAAAAACTCTAACCCTTTTAATAAAAGTGACTTAGGCATTTTGATTTGTGTCAAGGCTTCCAACTCTGCCCACCTACGATTGACCTTAATACGCAATTCGGTGTTATACCCAGTCAGAAGGTCAAATGTCTGCATCTTGGTCAATTCAAAATAGGGGTCATTTCTCTTAGCTCCATTAGGTAACTCAGTGATTTTGAACATCTGCCCAATTTTGGGCAGATGTAAGTTCTCGTACCCTATATTCAAATCACGTATATCACGCATTACGTGTTTGTGTTGTTTTCCAGTTATTTTTGCAATCTCAAAACTGGACATTGTTTGTTCAATGGTGTTAATTAATTCTTTCATAATGAATCATTTAAAACGTTGTTGATTTCGTTTTCATACTTTTTGTACTCTTTACAAATAGTATCAGCCGTTTCGCTGTTTCGTGTTTTGTTTAGGCACTGACGTATATAAGTTTTTGATAGCCCAAACTTTACAGATAATTTTTCCACCACTAAGGGGTTGAATTTTCGAGGAATTTTTATACCTTTGTGCAT